TGTATCAATTTCAATTTTAGAAAGCGAGCCAATAATCGTTTCGGAAAACAAATAAACTGTTGAGCCATTTGCCGCAACGTAAGAAATTTCTAAATTTTCACCATTTAAAAATTTACGATTTACATTAGAAACATAAATTTCAAAAATTTCTTGATTAGTTATTGGATCAATTGTTTTATAAGCCGATTCAATTACACAACTTGATGAGGATTCAGTTCCTAGTCCTCGTCTCTTCTTTAAATTAGTTAAATCTAAAGAAGGGCTTGTATTTGAAGACGTAAGTTTAAATACTTGAGGTACATACCACTTACCGTCAGAAGCCTTTAAAATATTTTCTTTCGGGTATGAAATTGAAATTTCTTGATTATATAAAACTCTAAATAAAAATTGTAGAGACTCTTCGCTACCTTTCTTTTGGTAAAATTCTCTAATAGTTTTTATTAATTTGGCTTTATCTGAAAGAATATTTTCTGGAAAATATGGGAGAAATTTAGTTTTAAAATATTGTAAAAATTCGTCAGTAGTTTCATCAACATCAGCGTAGTCTAGAAGTTTTCTAGTAGAATATGTAACTCCAGTAGTTTGCTCCATCCACTCATAATAAGCCTTGATAAAATTAATAAATGCTGGATAATCAGCCTGAACAAAGTCGGGTAATTGATCTTGAATCAACAGCGATATTTTTTGATCTATTGACATACTTTAAATTGCTTTTACATTTACAGTTATCGCTAAAGGCGAATATGGGTCTAAAGTTATAATTGTAGATTTAGATGAACTGAACTCTAATGTATTCGGTTTTACGTAAACTTTAATTTCTTCAAGAGTATCAGCAACACCAATTGGAGTAAATCCAGTTAATTTTATTGTTCCAGTAACGTAATTTATAGTTCCTGCATTAGGATCTAAAATTCTCTTTGCGCCAGTGTCGTCAAAATATGTACTTCTTATAGCGCCAGTTCTACCTTGAATTACAGCTCTTACTGTCGCGCCAGAACCATAAAAATCACCATCGGCGGCTTTAATTGTTAATACTGCAGTTGTATAGTTTACGCCAGCAGAAAGTACATTTACAGATTTTAATTTACCGTTTACAATAATCGCTTGGAGGGAAGCACCTTCTCCATCACCATCGATCGTAACCGTTGGTGTCTTAGTATAATTTGTGCCAGAAGTTAATACCTCAACGCTCTCGATACCCGAGAAAGATTGGGGCGTTTCTTCCAAAAACACATTTCTAGTTACGCCAGTCGCATCTTGTTGAGTATACGCTGGAGTGCTATAGAGTCTATCTTTAGAAGAAGCTCCTCTTCTAAGTTCAGTTCCAAATTGTAAAGTATAATTTTCAGGACTTCCTAAAATTGGGCTAAATCTTTTTTCAATAAACAAATCCGCAGTAGATGATGATATTGAAGGATCTGAATTGTCGATATATTGTAAGAGTCTGGATAGTTTAAATGTAGAAGTAAAAGTATTGAGAGTATCGCTAGCAAATAATGCTATTGCAGTTCTAACTGCACTTTGAATTTGGGTTGGAGTTTTATTTGTAACTTTAGGATCGTATCTAACCTCAGCGGTTATATTCAAGTAATCGTAATTAACATCTACGAATTCAGGAGTTACTGTTAATACGCTGAATGGTTTAATAATCTCATTAATTAGATAAGTCTTTTCAACGTCAGTTATTTCGTAACCGAGTTTCGGCTTTAATGCTAAAAATACTTTTCCATAAACGGGAGGTGATTCTTCTTCACCACCCCAAACATTAATTGCATCAAAGTATGGATACTTTTTATTAATCATAGCAATGTAATCGTTTTTAGTGACTGCTCGATTATTTGATATGAATGATTTCGGAGCTGCAAATTTAATGCTATCAATAAGTTCTCTCGTCGAACCACCTGATGAATTACTTACCGTATTAACTGAAGATGTAGAACCAGAAAGTATTTGAGAAACTAACTTAAATTTATTTAATGCATTAGCGGCGGGACCCGACGAAACAATATAAGAAATCGCAACTAAATTTCCGTTACTTAGTCCCTTACTGAACACATCATCGCCGAAATATATTCTATATTTTCCAGCGCTTCCTTCTTCAAGATAGTATACGGTACTATCTGAATTCACTTCTGTAGCGTCGGTGGCTAAAGTATATACTGTTTTTTCAGTTTCAGTAGAAGATTTTTGAATTATAACTTTTAAAGTAGAAGTATCAATTTCACTATCAGGTAATTCAAAAACTTGTTTTGGGTTTGTTGATGTGTTTAATTGATAGACGTAACTTGCAGAAACGCCTTCTTTTATAGAAACATTAGCAAAAGAAAATGTAAATCCAACATTTGAAATTAGAGCGTCGTCAACTGTTAAAAAACCATATGACTGCCCGTCTTTCGCCTGACTATAGAATTGCGTAAATCTAGGTAAAAGAAGATTGGTTGTTGTATCTGCTGGACTTTTTGTTATAGTTAGATTAACTGTTGCTTGCGATGAGGTCGTTGACCTCGGAGTATAACCGAGTAACTTCGCGTGGGATACTACTGACTGCCTTAATGATGCTGAGTCTAAGAACATTTCGTTCGCTATCATATTCAAATAGAAAGAATTATAGTGAGTGTTATATGCTAAAATATCTAATAAGATATTAAGACCCGCACCCTCAAAATCATAATCAGAAAATTCCGATTGGGCTTGTAGATATTGTTTTAGATTAGTTTTGATTGCATCAAAATCTAAATCGGCAACTGAAAGTTTTGAAGCCATTTATCTTAACCTTTCTAAAAAGAACGAAACAACCAAAGGTCTAGCAGTGTTATTGATGAAGAACTCAACCGTAACATCAAATCCATCCCTATTTAAATTTTCAACAACAAAAACATTTTCAACAGTTGCTCGAGGTTCAAAATTTGCTATTGCAATTTTAATCTCAGCCGCTAAAATATTAGCAGTTACTGGGTCTACTGGTTCAAACAATAATTTTCTAACATTTGAACCGATTTCTGGGTGAAATGGTTTCTCATAGTGATTCATTAAAATAATACTTCTCAATGCCTGAACAACGGCATTCGCGCCCGTCTTTTTAGCAATATCTTTTGTTATTGGATGAATTCCAAAGTTTAAATCAAAATCTTTGTATTCTCTAACTTTTACTGTACTCATTTATATGACATCAATTCCATGTATTCTGGTTTTACTAATAGATTTTTTAAAGAAGAAAACCCATCAGCGTTTATTGTGTTCGATACAGTTTCAACTGTGGAAGTAGATTTAATCTTTTCGTCATAATAATTTGCTGAAGTCAAGTCATTTTCCACGATATTACCAATTGTACTGGTATGATTATTTATACTAGAACTAATTCTTTCTGATATCTGTAAAATCGCAGCATCATTTGCGCCACCATCGGGCGTTAGGGTGTTTATTATATTTAAACCATCAATTATATCTGTTCTAATATTTTCATTTATTGAGTTTAAAGTATCAGATGAATATAAAGCCGATGCAGCGTTTTGTAAAAATACCTCAGAATTCATACCTAGATTATTGTTTAACTGAGTTCCGATTCTAACTAAATCATTAGTATCATAGTAATATTGGTCTACGCCAGTTGGAGCATACTCATAAAATCTTTTTTCGCCGATACCGCTCAATATATTAGTATGCGATTCAAATTTGTTTAAGGAAGTTGTTAGAGAACTCATAGAACTATCAATACTATATGAAAGACCTGGCGAAACCGCTTCCATTTTTGATGAAACTTGATTGAGTAATCCTGAACCACCAACGCTTCCTATTTCATTCACTTTTGAGAAAGAGTCCGTTATATTTCCCGAAAGCGGATTTTGTAATAACGCAGAAGTTCCTTGCGAACTAATGCTGGAAGTTAAATCGTTTAAACTTCCTAAATTTTTACTTAATCCTGAAACTTGTGAGAGTTGATCTTTCAATCCATCAATCCCGCCTAAGTTTTCTGCAATTGATGAGAAACTTCCAAGAGAAGAAATATCGCCGACATTACTCACAACATCACTTAGCATTGAACTTAGTGATGTTATATCTCCAAGATTTTTAGTTAGATCGCCAAGTCCTCCCAAAGAATCACCAAGACCACTAAGGTTCCCAGCTAGAGATTTAATATCAGCTAATTGTGAAAGATTAGAAAGTTCTTGGAGTCCAGCTAATTGATTTGCAAGCCCAGCCAACCCACTCAGCCCACCTAATGCTCCAAGAGAACCTGTGAGGGATGAACCTAGACTTCCTATTCCACCCTGTTTTATTGCAACGGGAAGACCATTAATCGTTACTTTCGGCGCTTGCTGTAGAAATGTTCCACCCATATGGATCCTATCCATAATAGTAGAACGAAGTTCTGAGATAATCGTCGCCTCAGGAAATGTTACAAAAGCTGCCATTTAAATCTCCTATCCTAACTTGCCTGGTGCAGGACCAGACTTCAATTTATGGAAACCTTGCGCATACTTATCGTGGTTCATATATGTTAAGTGAACCTTTGGCGCATTTGCTCCTTCGTACGAAACATGAATCCAAGTTCCTGGAGCCGCTGAACTTGTCGTAGTATATTCAAGTAGAACCTGAGTGTGTGGAACCGAGTCGCGAATTTTAATCGCAGCATCATAATAGTTTTCGAGAGCCTTAGTAAAAGAAGGTATTTGAATATCTGCAGCCATACCCATTTCGTGCCTAGACTTAGAAGCCTTGCTCGAACCAAGATTTCTAAAGACGCTATTCAATACCATATTTGGATATAACTTTTTAATTGGTTCGAGAGTATTAATACAAAGCATTTTTAGGTTACATACTATTTGCGCTTCTGTATATCCATGCTGAGGTTTAATTTGAACACCTCTAGTTACAGCACAATTTAACATATTACCTAGAGTGAAGTTTGGAGAAAGTTGTAAACTTGGACTAAACGAAGTCATCTTGTGTATATCGCCGCAATCCCCGCTTAATGGTGGGATATCCTTAGCTGGGCTTGTGTCGCTTTCTGTAGCCTTGGCTGCGTTACCTGCGTCAATATCTTCCTTTTTGTAAACGCCTTCTTCTATCTTTTGATTGATATAGTCTTTAGCATCAACATCAGGTTCTTCAAACGCGAAATTTGAAGAAACTTCTGGAGTAGGCTCTTTAAATTCTTCTCTACTATATGCGCTTATTGATGGCGAACTTAATCCGCTTGCCGCAGCGGATCCTGCGGATCCAGATTGAAGTTTAATATCTGCGACAGGAACTTCAAGTGTCGCAGCTCCGATAGCAACTTTAGTTGATGCCTTAATATTAATATTACTTCCCTGCTGATTAATATTACCGCTAGCCTTAACATCAATTTTACCAGCAGACTCAATTTTAATATTCGCAGCCCTAAGTCTAAAATCTTTCTTTACGGTAACATCCATTTCGTTGGCTTCAACTAAAGCCTTACCGTTTATTTTAATATTTGCATCGTTACCGATAGTGATATTACACTCACCCTTAATGAATACGAAATCGTCATTCATTATGATTTCATATTTGTTTTTAGTAATCTTTTCTAACTTAGAACCTGATGGATAAAATTCATCAGCGGTTCCAGTTCTATGATTTATAGTTACTCTCTCATCATGCGGCGTATCATCAAGTTCAAATGCATGACCCGATTCACTTTCTATTACCTGATTGTATGGATATTTCGCATTAAATCCAGGGAATGGTTCAGCCCAATTACCGCCACCAGCGATTGGAATATTTTTTTGTATTCCTTTTCTTCTAGTAGCAACTACAGTATTTGCGACTGTTTTATTTACCGCCATTCTAGATAAAGAAGACTCGTTCAGTCTATCTTTTAATGGATAAGTTTCTGAAGATTGGTTTGGCTTTTTGGGCGCATCTTCTAATTGATCAGAAGTCCTTAAATCTTTAAAGCCTTCAAACTTACCTTTATCTATTGGAAAGTTTGGAACTACTCCGACGATAATCGGAACCTGACCATTTCTTCCATCAGCAAAAAAACCAAAAACCATATCTGATTCTTTAGGAGTTGTAAAAGAACCACTGTTTAGGGAATTTACTGGATGAGCCCAAGGAAGATTTTCGGAGGGAATATCCGCTAGACTTGGAGAGTGCCAATTAAATATTCTAACCTGACATCTTCCTAAAGTCAAGGGATCTTGACGAGATTCTACGATACCCATCCACCAAATAAAACCATCCATACCAGCATAATTTTTATCAATCATGATTTTATAATCTCTTGAATTTTTTCCGAATTATTCAACCCAGGTGCCATAAAATCACCAATACTATCAGATAATAATTCTAAAACAGTAACGTGAATATCGCCAGCAACTTTGTGATGTACTGCAGAAATTAAATATTTTCCAGATCTAACTTTATTTAAAGCTGAAGTTCCATCTTCTTGAGGTAAGAAATTTTGTATTTCAATGTCAATAGTCATTCCAGCTTTTAACATTGGATCACCAGGAACTGTTCCAACCATTTTATATAAATGTAACTGACCGAGTTTTGATGCAGTTTGAGCCAACCAATTTTCAGGACTTGTTGGATTATTTGTTGGGTCAGAATCGGTAACCATTACAAATTTTTGCATATTTTCGTAAGTATCAAAAAATGATTTTTTATTTCTATTTAAAAACCCACTCATAGGAACTTCTTTATTTAAAATTCCTTTATTTTTAAATTGTATAGAATTAAAATTGAATGTATCAAAAGATTTAGTTATTATATCTAAAGTATTAATTGATGAAGAAAAAGAACCATAACGAGTTGCTTTAAGTAAATCAAATTCTTCTATAAAATTTAATGATGTAAATGTTTGCATATTTTTAGCGGGATCGTCGTTAGTCTTTACTATTCTTGAATATGAACCATAGGTTGGTACTTTTAATAAGTCCTCATAAGATACAAAATTAAATCCATCTCTATTTTCAAAAAACATATACAAACTAGATTTATCCGAATATGCTCTTGTTGCTAACCACTGTATGGCTTCAAGCGCATTCATTTTAGGAATAATAATATCATAATTTCCACTAGTTTCTGACATAGTAGAAATTTTACTATCCATCACTTTTAAATAATTCTTTAAAATATCCTCAATCATTTGTTTAATAGTTAAACCCTTATAGGATTTTGATATTAATGATTGAGGAGAAATTATCATTTCTTCACTTGCTAGATACATTGTATAATTTTGCAAATTGATATCGGCTGATTTATTTGCAATTTTATAAATTCTAAAAATTTTCTTTATTGGCGCATCCATCGAAGGTTTATCTAATTCTAATTCAAGAAATTCATTTCCATGAAATCTAAAATTTGATAATAGATCTTGCGCATCTGCTAAAGTTAAGGTTCCCGTCATACACGGGGAAAATAAATCTTCGTATAGATTAAGCTCTAAGAACATTTTACGAACATTTATTACATCTCCACCGCTGGTGTAGAGAATTAATTTGTTTAATTTATATGAATAACTATTAAGAATATCTTCTGACATGCTATTTCATTAATATAGAAAATTGATTTTCAACGTCTACAATATAATCTGTTTTTAATAGATTAAAGCTGCGTTTACTTTCATTAATATCAGTTTCATAGTCGTACTGTGTAACGAAAACGTATTCAGTTGTAGTTGTTATTGTAATTGGAGTATTGTCATAATCATCAATCACAACAGTCTGCGTATCTACAATAACTGGATTATTTAGAGTTGGTAGGGTTGCTATTGTTTCGATTGCCGAATTAGCCTCACTGTAATATTTTTCTGTGATTTGAGTTTTATATGTTTGACTATCAATTACTCCATTTTTATTTGTCGAAACCGTAACTTGTTTTTCATAATGATGTAGTGTACTTTGAGCTGCGGAAATTGAGTTGTATTTGTCTATAACATAATTATCAAAAGATTGACTCTTTAATGGAACCCCATAATATGGATCGGTTACGTCATTCCCGAGCATAAGAATCCAATATCTATTTGGATCATCATAAAGTTTATGCGCTACAACTTCGGCTGTATCAGATTCTTTCATTGAATATGGGTAATATAAATCAGCATTTGTTAATGCTTCTTTAACAAAATGTATTCTAGCGAATATATTTTTTACTTGTTTAAA